TGTTAGACCTGCAATTGGACGCGCTCTACAAGGCGCTAAGGGTGCTATTGGTGGTGCAATTTCTAATATTAAAAACGTTGCAACAGGTGCTTTAAATAAGCTCCCAGGCGGTGCTGGCGGCAAGTTAGCAGGTGCAGCTAAACTTGCTGGAAAAGCTGTCTTAGGTGGTGCTGCTTTTGAAGGTGGTATGAGAGCAGTTCAGGCACTTGCTGGCGGCGGAGGAGGAGCCCCTGCTGCTAAAACTGCACCAACTGGTGACAAAGCAAAATTCAATGCTTCTGCAGCATTAGGAGGTAAAACTGCTTTTGCCGCTGGTGGCGGTGCTGCAGCAATGAAAAAAGACCCCAAACTAACTGCTGCAGATATTCAAAAAAGAGGTACAGAAGCACTATTCAAAGCTGGTGGCGGTAAATCTGCAGAAGTACAAAAAGGTCAAACTAGAGCACAAGTCATTGCTCAAGGTTCAAAAAATGTTGCACCAAAACCAACCGTTCCTGCAAAACCAACCCCTGCAGCAGCTGCTCCTGAGGTAAAGGCAACCAATACAATTGCTGCTAAACCAACTCAACCTGCAGTAGCACCTGCTAAGCCTAAGACAGAACCTGCAGCAAAACCAGCAGGGCAGAGCACAATGTCTCAACAGGCTGCTGAATTAAGAGATATGCAAAAAGCATCTCAAATGAGACAGCAGGGTCAGGATGTAACTGGTGCTAACATCACTAGTGTAAGAAAGGATGTTGAGAAGTTTAATAAACCAGAAGAACTCAACAAACCAGCACCTGCAGGAACTGCTCTCGCTGCCGAACAAGAGAGAAGAAGAAAAGCACAACAAGCACAACAAGCACAACAAGCAAAACCTGTAGAAGAATCTTACGATGCTTATGATTTAGTTCTTGAGTATCTATTTGATACTGAACAGGCAGAAACAGTGAAAGAAGCTCATTACTTAATGACTGAGATGAATTCTGAAATGATTCAGAGCATTGTTGAGGCAAAGAGAAAGTCTTATTCTGCCAAAAAGGCAAGAAAGGGTGAAGATCTTGGTTTACCAGGAAAGGGATTTGGGAAAATTGCTAAGGAAGCAGGTGAGCGTTATGGATCAGAGGAGCGTGGCGAAAAAGTAGCGGGTGCTGTTTTAAAAGGTCTTCGTGCAAAGCACGGTAAGTGATTAAATTCTAACATAATCCTAAGCACCTCTTGACAGGGGTGCTTTTTTATTGCTAGAATCGCTTTGCTAAGGTTGAAAGATAAATAATAGCTCATAAAGTTCTTTAGTATGAGCTATGAAAACCCTTGGAGATTCAATGGGGAAATTTTTGAGTCTTCTGATATTCAAGATTATTTTGGCTTTGTTTATCATATACACTGCAATCAAACTGGTCGTAGTTATATTGGTAGAAAGTATTTCTGGTCTTTCCGCACACCAAGAGGAAAATCTAGAAAAGTTAAGTCAGAGTCCGATTGGAAAGCATATTACGGCTCCTGTCCTGAGCTCAAAGATGACGTTAAGCTTTGGGGAAAGAATGCGTTTAGCAGAACAATCCTTAGCCTCCACAAAACAAAAGGACAATGCAACTTCGAAGAAACCAAACAACTTTTCCTAAATAATGTGTTGACAGAGTCTCTTGACACAGGAGAACCTGCGTATTATAATTCCAATATACTTGGACGCTATATGCGTAAGGATTATTTCTATGGAAACCTTAGAAAAGACTCTCAAGAAATCACATGATTGGGCAGTTGACCGTATTCATACTCTATGTGAAGAAAAAGATTATGATGACGCTTTTGCTATTAAATCAGAATTTAGCGAATGGTTGAACCCAAACATTGAAGAACACGATATTTTTTCACTGGAATTCATAGGAGAAGAAGAACATGACTCTAGATCTTCATAACTTTTTTAAATTTTATGATGAGAAGAATGATAATCATGTAGCAGCGGTACAATGGTTAGAGGATAACCTTCCCGCTCAATTCCTAGATGATGCAGAGACTGATTGGATTGGTATCTACAGAACAAAACCACCAACTCCAGCAGTACTTGATGTTCCATATTTCAATCAAGTAGACAACTACAGAGATGCACATAGAACTTGCAATAGTTCGTCATGTGCTATGTGTCTTGCTTTCCTCAAACCAGGAAGCATTAAAGGCGATGATGAGTATGTTAAGAAAGTATTTGAGATTGGTGATACAACAGATCATGCCGTCCAGACAAAAGTTCTGGCAGCTTATGGAGTTAAGTCACACTTTAGTTACAATCTTTCTTTTGCTGATGTTGATAAAAGTCTCGATGCTGGGAAACCTGTCGTTATTGGTATCCTGCACCATGGTCCTCTATCTGCACCTACTGGTGGGCACATGTGTGTTGTAATTGGTAAAACTCCAGATGGTAAAGGATATTATGTTAATGATCCATATGGTTCATGCAATGACAACTATACTGGACCAGTAACAAATGGTAAGAAAACCATTTATACAAAGGCAATGCTTAAGCACCGCTGGTGTCCAGGAGGCAATGATGGATGGGGAAGAATTTTCGACTGAATTTAAAGCAAAAATTTTAGAAGAAGTCAAAAAACTTACCAACCACGGTAAGCATAAAGAAGCAAGTGAATTGTTTAATATATACTTTCCAAATTTCGGAGGACAAAATGGCAAGAATCGATCTTCATAATTTCTTTCAGTTCTATGATGAAAGAAATCCTAATCATGTTAAAGCAGTTCAATGGTTAGAAGATAATCTTCCTGTTAAATATCTGGAAGATAACGTAGAGTGGGCGGAGCTCTTTCGCGGAAAAAAGACTAGTGCTGCACCAGCAACCCCTGCTGCTGCAGCTCCTGTAACAGGTGGTGATGATGTTCCTCAAATGGGCATCAAATTGATCAAGGAGTTTGAGGGATGCCATTTAAAGGCATATCCAGATCCTCTGACTGGTGGACTTCCAATCACAATTGGTTGGGGATCCACCCGTAAGAAGGATGGTTCGGCATTTAAGATGGGTGATACCCTAACTCAAGCAGAAGCAGATGAACTGCTGATTGAACAGTGCAAGAAAGAGTTTCTTCCTGCACTCAGAAAAATCCCACATTGGAGTGAAATGTCAGATGGAAAAAGAGGAGCTTTGCTCAGCTTTGCTTATAATCTTGGTGCCGCTTTTTACGGTGGCGATAACTTTAATACTATTACTAAACGCCTAAAGAATAAAGAATGGGATTTAGTTCCCGATGCTTTATATCTCTACCGCAATCCTGGTTCTAATGTTGAAGCAGGTCTTGCACGTAGAAGAAAAGCAGAAGGTGAATCCTGGAAGAAGGGATAACTAAATAGTTTCAATCATAACTGATTCTTGATCTTAACTGGTCTGAATCTACATAGCCCGAGTCCTCTAAGACTTGGTGAATACTTTACTTTTTTTAAACAAACTTCGGTCTGTTTCGTTTAGTACACACTGAGTCATAGAGGATTCTTATGTCTTACGCTACGAGGGCGCTTGCTGTAGCGTCTGCTCTTTTGATGGGAGCACCAACAGCAGCATTAGCACACACCAACTCTATTGGATATGTTGGTGGGGGTGGTGGATCGGTTACTTTCTGGTATGGTAACTGGCATCCTGGAACCACTTTTAACGAAGGTACTTTAACTCTACAAGGTATCAACGGAACTAGTTTTGCACCAACAACCGTCAATTGGACTTTACTTTCAGCAACAAAACCAGATGGACTGATTGATGGTACAAACTATTTTACTTCTAACGGATCACAACTCGTTGCTTATGGAAGCAATAGTCAGGTATCATCCACTTGGCAGGGTGTAACTTTCACTGGACTTGCCGCTGGTGATTATCAGTTTACATATAATGCCGCTGGGTCTCCAACAGTCAACTGGATGCCTATGGATAATGTTATCCTATCCAGTACCGTAAGTCTTTCAGCAGCAGCACTTTCTGGTGATGCTAACCAAAATGGTATTCTGGACATTTATGAAACTGGAGGAACACCTCCACCTCCAACAGTTACCTCAACTGCTCCTGGAAACTCCATTGTTACTACATCAACAACTTATGGAACCAGAACTGTAAATGGTTCTCCTCATCGTCACGTAATGGGAACTGATGCTAATGGAAATCAAACTGAAACTCATTACACTGATTCTTCAGTAACAACCATTCCAACAACCACAGTTACAACCACCACAACTCCAGTTACAGTAACAACTTGGAGTGATGGTTCTACCACTACAACGAATGGAACACCAGTTGTAACTTCAGTTACCACTGATGATAATGCTGGAACAACAGTTGTTACTCAGACTAACGTAATTGATTGGGTTAGAACCAGAACTTATAATGTTGTTCCTGTTTCTACGGTGCAGCATACAGCATCTGAAAGTGGTGGTAGACAAAAAGTTAATGCATATACCACAACTACAACTACAACCACACCCGTTTATACACAAGTTTATACTGACGGAACACCAACTTCAGTCACAACTGGAGCAGCAACAGTTGATGTTGCATATGCCTCCAGAGATTATTTTGGACGTATTGACCAACTAGAAGTTCTTGATGGTGTTAATGATGGTATCAATGGACTTTTAAATCACGAACCTACCAGAACAAAACAGAAACTCAGAGTATTTGAGAACAATAGATTCGTTCAGTCTTATAATGCTGATGGATATTCTGCTGACTCTAAGATTTTCGGTGGTGGTTTTGAGGTAGATTTATCCAAAGGTTGGACTGTTGGTTACCAGTATAATCAAGTCAACATAAACCTTCGTGGTGTTGACTCAAGCACACAACAGACCAAAGGTGTTCATGGAATCTTTAATACATTCCACGGCAACACACTGACTCTGAATACAAATGCTGCAATTGCAAACAGCAAATATAACTACAACAGAACAGTTGAGGGTACATTCAATAATGCTGGTGAAACAACTGGTTCAGAGTGGTGGGTTTCTAATAGACTCTATCTACACTTAACTAAGAACATCAAACCATTTATTGGACACACGGTTCAGAATGTAAGTAGAAATGCATATACTGAATCTGGATCTCCAGAATCTGCAAGAGTTGTTGCTGCATCTGATAACACCACACATGTTGGTGAAGCAGGTCTTAAGTTAGAGACTCGTTTTGGTGGTAAGAAGAAAGATCTCTTTGGCGTCAGTGTAGAAGGTGCTTATGCAACTGATAGTTCTTATGGTGTAACTGCCTCTGTTGACTATAAAGAACTGTTAATTGTTGAAGGTTCTCATGGTGTAAATAACGGAGTTACTAATAACTCTGTTGCCGCAAATGTTAAGTTTAGGTTCTAAAAACCTAAATAAGACAGACTTCATCACACGGAACTGATGGATAAGAAAAAAGAAAACGCTATGGGACAAGTTATTCGTATTGCGATTTTGGGTTGGTCTGCCGCACTTCTCACCGCAAGTTATGCTGGGGCTCTATCTAAGATGGACCCCAC